TTGTGGCTGTATCGCTCTCCGGTGTTGTGTTGATTTCAAACCGATAGTCATAGTTCAGCGAAATATCGGGTTTTACATTTTCCGGCATTTAAAAGTCCTCCTTGTTGTAGTATTTCAGGTTGATGATACACGAATAGACCCAGAAGTCACCATCCCGTGAGACATAATTCGGATATGTGGACACATGGACATGGTAGATACCATGGGGATGGTGTCTGGTTCTTGTAAGCTTGCCGCAGATGCCGCACAGCTGATCGAGTGCGTCCCGCTGCCCCTTGGATTTGCACAAAAAAAGCAGCGACGCATTGTCACTGCTGGTGCCGTCGAGATAGGTCTCTCCGGACGATGCAGGGGCAGGCTCGACGGAAATGCCGCCCTTTGCAGGCAACTGGCCGATGGATGCGCCCGTGAGCCTCGCTGCGTATTCCAGTATGGTTCCGAGCATATCAGCCCTCCTTTGCTGCCTGCCGCATGGCTGCACGGAATGTCTCAAGCCACTCCTTGCCGTGCTTGCTGTGTGCATACTGTGCCCAGAGCTTGCGGCGGCCATTGGCAAACTGGTATTCCCGCTCCGGATCGCTCTTCACTTTCTTCACACCCTTGCGGGAATATGGCTGGTCATCGATGAAGAAACAGGCTTTTCCGGTTTCCGGATCCACCATGACCACGCCATAGTACAGAGCCCTTGCATAGGGTTCTGTCCAGCGGATAATTCCTTTTTCCGGTTCAGAAAAGGTCAGACTGCTGTTGATGAGACCGTCCTGATCCTTCGGGCAATATTTGTTGCTGTCCTCCAGTGCCTTTTCCGCAGTGATGTACACTGCCTTGTCCGCCGCCTTCTGCAGCTTCTTCTCGATTGCACCGAGATTGATGTTCATTCTCACATCCATCAGACAAGTCCCACCTCCAGATGATGCAGCCGTGCTCCGTCATAGAGCGGCTCAACGGTTTCGACACGGTATTCTGTGCCGTTCCACAAGAGCTTCTGTCCCACCTCGAACTGTACACCCTGCGGAGCACTGTTCCGGCAGTCATAGAACAGCATCACCGACAGTGTGCACTGCCGGTTCTGCTTATCTGTGATGAGCTTTGTCATCGGCTCAATGCGGATCCGGCAGAGCTCTGCAATCGTTGTAAGTGATTCTTTCTGCCAGACATCCTCCGTCACGCCATGGAGCGATGCAGAATGGATGAGCAGCCGCTTCGGAATTGGTTTCACATGACCGCCACCCCTCTGTAGAGCAGCCCCACGGACTCGAGATAGCCCTTGGCAAGGGCGCAGAGCGAGAAAGCATCGCTGCTCTGTGTGCTGCTGCCCTCAGAATAACTGAATTTGCCAAGCGTCACCGAACTGTATCCGCTTTCCGTCAGGCTCTCCGCACCGCCCATACTGTCGATGCGGTCAGCCTGCGCACAGACTGCGCTGTACACGCTTCGGCGGAACAGCACAGGAATCTCCTCTACTGTGAAGCCACTCGGGAAAATGGCACAGTCCACAATATCCGCAGCACGGGAGAGAAGCAGGGAAAGTGCCTCATCCGTGCCGGAAAAACTGCCGTGCCATTCATTCTTGTAGAAGTCCAGCATTATGCTGCACCTTCCTCACCTTCATCGCCTTCATCTCCTTCATCGCCTTCATCGGGAGCCGCTGCAGCGCCCTCGGGGACGATGGCCGCAAAGGCATCGCCCTTGACGCAGAGATAACCCACACGCATGGTGGCCTTGATGGCGATCATGTCCTGTTCAGCCAGGGAAATAGGCTTGCCGTCTGCATCGACAGTGTTCTGGAGGGTGGCTTCCTTCAGAATCTCATACTCAATGCCCTGCTTGAGGCCAAAGAGCGAGTACTTCCACTCACCGCCGATGATGGTTGCCTTCGCCTTGTCCCATGCACCGTTGCGCACGAACTCGATGGGCTGGGAATACAGCTCTCTCTGGTTTGTGCCCTCTACAAAGAGCGCCGCACCGTTATCGTCACGGAGCTTTCTCAGGGTGCCCTTTACGCCGATGTCAGCGGTAAAGCCGTCCACATCGAAGCCGTCTTCCTCGACAGCAGACATGAGATCGGACACCACGATGTCAAACTTGCCCGTATTTGTGATGGTGTTGCCCGCTTCCTCAATCGCTGTGATAAGGGACGTCTCAAAGGGTGAGCTTGTTTTGAAGATGCAGGCTGCGTCAATGGTCTTGTAGAATGCCTCGGCGATGTGCTGCTTGAGCTCGCTGAATACGTCGATGGTTGTATCCTCGAGCTTCTCCTTTGTGACGGGAATGATGACACCCAGCTTCTTTGCCACGAGCTTGGGATAAATCCACTGCGCCGTGGAAGTCTGGATGCGTTCACCCTCACCGACCCAGTATGCACCGGGGCCATCGGTCATCACAGGGATCTTCTTTTCGTCGCTCTTCATCTCCTCTGCCTTGGACAGACGGATGATGCTGGAGCCTCTTGCGACATCCTTGATGATGTCAGTTGCAATGTCCTCCGGTACAAAGCCGGAGAGTTCGTCCTTCAGATACGGCATAAATAGTCCTCACTTTCTTAGCTGCGTTTTACCTGTTCGGCACGGATGATATCGATTGCCTTTGCTGATGCGGCAGGCTGGGTATTGCCGCCGGTTCTCACGCCCGTGGTAATACCCGGCTTAACGGATGCAGTGAAGGCAGGGTACTTCTTGACGATTTCATCAATCGCCTGTTCTGCGGTCACTTTATCTGAAATCCTGCTCTTGGCAAGTGCAATCACGTCGTCAACAGCCTCCGCTGTCACACCCTTGGAAAAGGCTGTCAGCTTCAGCTCAGCGGCAGCGGCTCTCTTCTCGGCGGCTGTCTTTGCACTCTCCGCCTTTTTGATGGCTGCGGCATGCTTCTCCGACTCCGACTGCTGGGATGCCTGCCATTTGCGGAAGGCCTCCAGTTCCTCAGCGGATGGGACATCCGGTGCGGGATCGGGAGCGGAAGCAGGTTCATTGTCGGGCTTGGAATCTGACGGAGCAGGATCCGGTGCGGGTGCAGGATCCGGCTCAGCCGGCTCGGCAAAGAACTGCATGGGGATGTGGAATAAGTTCTTCATAGTTTGACCTCGCTTTCTTGGATTTGGGTATAAGAAAACCGCCTGTTTAAGGGCGGTTTAATCATTATTTTTCATTGTTTCAAGTTCTTCTCTGCTAAGAGCGGAAGCATATCTGGGGTCATTTGGCAATATGATTTCAAATGGGTCAAGCTGGTAACGAGGAAATCGATCCTGCATAACAAATTCTGTTTCATCAGGATACTCGTCAATTTTTTTGTTCTCAGGAATATCAGAGATGTTAATCATTATTCAGCCCCTCCCATCTAAATTTCATATTATACTTTGTGCTGAAAGTTTCCATAGCCTCCATATCGATCTGATCCAGATAATGAAGTACGCTTTTTCCTTCTTTCGCAGCAATTTCCTTATATTTTTCCCCGACCTCATTTGCAACTTTTTCGTACTCGCTATTGATTTTCGACAGAGTTGAGATATCCTCGCTCCATTTGTCAGGCTGCTGCAGGATATAGGTGCCATATTGATTGCATGCTCTGATTTCTGAGAGCTGCCCTCTTCGCAGCATATTGATATCTTCAGGAGAGAAAACGGAATTATTCGGATGATTATGCGTCAGTACATTCCCCTTCATTTGCTTGATTTCCTTTGCAGTAAATGTTACAGAATCATTACTACCTTTTTTCATGAAGAGCCGGTTGCCGTCTGCGTCATAAAGAATAGCTGTTTCATAGCGATCCCCAGAAATAATCCGTTCGTTCTCATAAAGTTTTTTCTTTGCTTCAGGGGAAAATCGTTCAGAACCAGCAGCAAGCGATGTGCTTTTTGTTTTGGGGAACGCTGTTGTTTTTCGCTGCTTTTCTTTAATTATACCACTCCCGCCCGAAATGTCAAGCCCTTTCCGCTGGATTTCCGCAATTTTCTTGCGTTTATCCGCCGGCACGAATCCCTCCATGGACTTCTTGTAATCCACAACCGCCGTCCGGTCGGGCTTGTATTTCAGGCCGTTGTCATCACAGTATGTCCGGAGTGTCTGCACCCTTGTGTTCAGCTTCGCCTTGGCCTTCTTCAAACCTTCCTTGTCGCCTGCTGTCTCCAGCATCATGCACTCCCGGCGGGCTTTGCGCACACGGCGTTCCAGCTCACGCTGCTGCTGGCGTCTGGCATACTCCTTGGCATTCTCTTCCTCATCGATGGGAAAATAGGTCTGCAGGCTCACACCCGGCATGAACGGATAGATCTGATGCCCGCAATTGATCCCCAGAAGCCCGTCCGGCTCTCCATAGGAAGAATCCGACCATGCATAATAGCGAATCTCTCTTCCACGCAGATCGGTCGTGGTGCCGCCACCGCCGTTCCGGTTGAAGATCTTGCCCTGATCTCTGGCACACTTCGGGCGTGCGCCGGAATGGCTGGACACCTCCACCAGATTCAGCCCATAGTCGTCCATGCGCTGGAACTGTGCCTGATGCGCCACATTGGCGACCGTGGTGCGGATGTCCATGTTCACATACGCCTCGGGGCTCCATTCCCGCCCACGCTTGTCCACGAAGGCAGGGATGCCCTTTTCCGACATCTCACGGATACACTGCCGCATGGCCGCCTGACGGCTCTCGATGCCCGTGACGGCCTTGCCGGCTGCCTTGTTCAGCATGTCCAGAAACTCCTGCTTGTCAGACAGCTCTGCAGCGTCCTTGATTGCCGTCTGTGCGGCTGCCCTCGCCTTGTACTTCATGACGGTGTTGACCATGTTGAGCGACTGCCTCGCCTGCTTCTGATAGGTCTGCAGTGCGGCTGCCATGCTCCGTTCAATGGGGACCTCTGTCTGCTTTACAATGCCGTCTCTGGCAAGTGCCGCAAAACCCGGCTCCATCTCTCCGATGGCTTCGAGGGCGGCGGTTTCGAGAGTATCCGTCAGTACATCCGGCATCAGCGCCGCATAGGCTGCAATGGTCTGCATGTTGAGCTTGTCAAGAGCACCCAGCTGCGCCAGCATCTTCAGCTTCCACTGAGAGGACGGGAGGTCGAGCGTTCCCGCCGCCAGAAGCTCTGCGATATTGGCAAGGAGATCGGTCTCAAGCCCTGTGTATAAATCACTCAGCGGCTGGCTCAGTGCCAGCATCTCCAGCTTCGTCATCTTCCTCACCGCCATTCAGGAAATCGTCCACTGCAAGCGCTGTCACGCTCTGCTCCTTCGCCATGCGATCCAGTTCTTCCTGTGCCGTCTTTTCATCACACTTCTGCACTTCCATGATCGCCTTCAGTCTCGACTTCAGACCGGCCTCAACGAGCTTCACATTGTTGTCAATGAGCGTGTTGTCATCAATGATGATATTGTCCTTCCATCCGATGGTAACCGTATACTCGTGCTGCGGAATCAATCCAAGCGCAATACCGATGCTGATTAGGCTATGAACCAGATGCTCCAGCATCTCGCCGATGAGGTTCTTGTTCGTGCCGATCGTGCGTGCGGTTTTGCTGTCCTGTGAGATGACCTCCGTGGCTGTCTTCATGCCTTGTGCGGCATCAAACGAAAACGTACCGGCTGAAAATCCGATCTGAAAGCACAGGATATTCAGCAGTGCATTGATGGCACTGACATGTTCATCCACTCTCAGTGTCACAGTGTTGTCCGTGATCTTCAGCTGCTGTTCATCCTCGCATCTGAGCGCCATGAACGCTTCATCGTCCGCATCGAAGTACCGTTTGAACTCGCCTGTCAGGGGATCTGCCACCGTGCGGATGCAGGAAGCCGGTACAATGATGCGTTTCCTGCCGAGGATGAACTCCCGTGAGAAGCTGTCGAATGCAATGTCAAGCGCTTCCAGAGTATCAATGGCAGATGCAAACACAGATAGTCCCAGCGGTGAATCCGCCTCCAGATTATTGGATGTGCCTGGCTTGAAGTAACAGAACATGGGCATCCTGATATGATCATACACTGTATGCTCCGCCAACTCCGGAAACATTTCGGAAAGTGCACATCTCGTGCCAAGGGTATCCCGCATGCTGCTCCGGAAGGCCGCATGCTCCACTGTGGCAAAGCCGTTTGCATTCCGTCCATGCCTCTCGAGCAGTGTATAGTAGCTGCCATTCCGATACGAGAGTGTGCGGAATACGCCTTCCTGTACTGCGTCCCCCGTCCACGCTGTCGGGAGAAAATGCTCCGCCTGTACATAGTCCACAGCCGGCTTTGAATCATCGGCATAGACCTTCAGAGAACAGCCGCCCATGGCGTAGGCATAGGAGAGCAGCTCAGGGAAATGCTTCCAGAAACCCACCT